TCTCACTGGAGAAATATTATATGAATCAACCTGAACAATAATACTTAGGTCATCACCAACATATGAATTTGGCAAGAAGTTGGTTATTTCAACCTTCCCTGTATTGTAATTTATAGTTCCTGCAGATGATTCGACATAAATTCGTTTGTTGTTTGCGTTATAATATATTCTGAGCTTCCCTTCACCGTCATCATCAAAATAACAATTTGCTCTTGTTTTATATGTAAATGCTGAACTGCTCACCGCATACTTATGTCCTGCATGCGGGTGATATATTGTACGATTGAACTGAATCGTGTATGTTTGTTTAGCATTGGTTCTTGGTTGTATCCTACGTTCTACTTCAACCTTTGCTTGAGAACCAACAATCGAAGGGTCGGCGTTATCTATTTCATCTAAGAACCGCGAAAGCCTAAAAGACCCCTCAAATGTATTAAGATTTGTGGTTTCATATGATGTAACTCTTGAACCAATTAAAGATGCAAGTTGAGCACCAGTTCTAGTTGTTTCATTTGGATCATACCGCACACTGATCGTTGGTCGGATATATAAGAAGGACGGGTCAACAAACTCAGCATCAATTGATTGGACATTATACTTGTTCAGAGTTTGTTTAATTCGTTCTTTTTCCGTTGCTGAAATAATATTACCAACCTTTGGCTTCGCGCATGCGTACACCTTACCATAAATTGGCGGATCATTTTGTTCGCCGCCCCAAACATTAACAGCACCGATGTTTGTAAACTCACGAAGAATGATTCGCTTATAATCTTCGACTGTAACAGCCCTGTTTTGGGTTTCATATGCACGAGGGGCATTATATCTAATTTGTTCTATTCCCTCTTCATAAGCACCGCCAGATGCTCTTTGTGCTATCGTGATACTGTAATCGGTTTCGCCCGAAATCGTTGCCGATGACGTAAAGTTGTTTGCACCATTGGGTCGGCTTCCGCTGCACACTCGATAATCGACTGTAACAATATCGTTGTTATCTGGCTTTTGTCCAATAACACCATCGCCAAATGTTATCTTATATTTCTTTTCTCTATCAGCCTCTACAAAAAATGCACGAGTTGTTGCCCCAACCGATTTAAGGTCGGATGCTCTTGTATATGTTTGTGCAACCCCACCCGACGTCACTTGAACAGAAATGCTTCTTGTATCGACTAGATCATTTGGTAGAATGAATGAAGTATTGGCTGCGGTATATACAAAATCGTGCTGAAGTGGAACACCTTCGACAATTTCTATATAATCCGCAAAACCATTGGTAGTGTTTGCATTAATAGTATATGTTGTTGGCGTGACAAACTCATATGAAACACCATTAACAGAAGCTGAAAATTTTGTATTCTTTTGAATAGTCAAAGTTGGGCTGACTTCAGTTGCAACTGCTGTGTTAAATGTAATCTTGACATTGGCGGTCGCTCCATACGCCGAACGAGGGAGATATCCTATTTCCTTCGCACGGGAGGCGACACTTTCGTATAGCTGCGCAGTATCAAGAAATGACTCGTTGAGTGCCATATTTGTGTACATGGCGTTATAGTATGTGTTGTAAGCAAGAAGATCCAGCAAAGTTCCGATCGCAGAATCTTCATAATTCATATCAGCAAAATCTGGTTTCGCCTGAATAAATGTCTGAAGGTTTGATCTGATTGATGGAAAATCTAGACCAGTTACGGATATTGCTGTATTGGCTGGCATTAGCGAACTCTTTCTAGGATAAGCGTGGTTTCTACAGGCTCAGTTGCATTTATCGGTCTATACACAATATTGACGCGGAGGGAGTTACGATCATTGTCTGCTATAGCGGTAACATCTAGAAGTTGTGCTCTTGTAATATAAGTAGAAAATGCAAACTCTATATCAGTTTCAACTTCAGATTCAGTCGTAGCCTCTATCAAATCAAAAAGACGTCGCCTTATATCACAACCAAAGTCTGGGCGATACACTCGTTCAAATTTGTTTGTAAGAACGAGGTTCTTCACACCTTGCTTGACCGCATCATTATTCTTCTTCAACAACAGTTTACCAGTTACAGGATGAGATCTGAAACTCAAATCAAAATCTTTGTATTGGATTGTTTTTGTAGCAACTGGCATTTGTTTTTTCTCCTTGATGCTATTTATTCAAAAAAGTCCATTTACATTTGATTTGTTTTACATTATAATGAGTAATGTCACGAGGGGTCATATTATATACTATAGATCACCTACAAACACATTCAATGACCCAGCTGCAGTCTGAGTATTAACATGATCTTCATCATCTTCAGCAGCAGAATCTGGTGTATTATTCACAACAGCTATTCCTTCAGCAAATACATTTTTCGAACCAGCTATCAATGCACCAGCACCATGACTATTTTCATCTCCATTCACAGAAACAAGTTTTCCGTTTGCAAAAACAGTAGATTGTCCAGTGACGATTGTAGTTGCGCCACAAGCACGAGCATCTTCATTTCTATGTATAGCTGGCATCAGGTCTGAATTCCACCAGGTAGATTGAAACCAAATATCTTCGATGCTCTTACACGAGCTGCTTCCTGTTCCTCTGGTGTTCCAGTGACAACAGGAACTGTACCTTCAGCATCTGCCTCAGCCGCTGCAAGTCTTCGCCCTTCGGCATCAGATTCTGCTTCCCTTCTTGCTTTCTCTTCATCTGAAATTGGTTCGCGTAACTGTTTTTCCACAGCATCTGCTTCAGCAGAAAGTTTCTGAACATCGATATTTCCCATTGTTCCAGACAACAGATTTCCTAGACTGTTCTTTTCATTTAGTATAGAGTCCATAAATCCTGTAGATCCAGTTGCAGGCAAACCAGCGAATGGTGTTCCCTTTCTAGGAACTAATGTAGTTGCTTTGCTATCTGGTTTCGGATTTTCTACAAACTTACGGAAAGTATCTCCGATTTGTTTGAATTGATTTTTTTGAATAAACTTGGTCGCCTCTACATTTCTAGTTACATCTTGGATTTTCGTTTTGCTAGTTTTAGAAATTGCTTTCAGATCATCAACAGCAGCACTACTAATCATCTTTGCTAATGGAGCGAATACTGGCTTTACAATCGCTGGTGGCTCTGGTGGTGGTTCTAGTTTTTCAGGATCTTTTTCTGGAACCTTTTTGGGTTGAGCAAGCTCTTGCTCCTCTCCGTCGATTATTTGTATATTCGGAATATCGATCGATGGATTGAAATTAGGATTCGCGATCGATTCATACAATATTTTTTCTACATTTGTTCCAGGAAACTTATCCTTCAGTGTAGAAAATGATGCTCCAGCTGAGAGGAAGTTGAAACTTCCAATGCCCTTCATCAAACCTTGAACTTCGTCTTGAAGTTTTGTTTCTGGAACTTTTGGCAAATTAGCTGCTCCAGCAACACCTTCTTTTATTTTATTTGTTATTTCTCCGATACTACTGCTTATTTCGCCGAGATTACCAGAGATATTTCCTTTGATACTCGCAATCTTATTTGTAAGTTCTGATTGTTGTACATTTACTTCGTTGAGAGCTTCACTTATACCAAGAGGTGCCTTCGGAACTTTTCCTAATAACGATTGAGGGTTCGATAAAACTCCAGAAAAGCCAAGCATGTCTGTGATGTTAGCACTTTCAGGATTTGCAGCCTTGAATGCCTCGTATGAAGGATATGAAGGAACATCACCCAGTTCTTCGTCGTGCTCAGCCATTTCTTCCTCACTCGTTGAGATCTATTCTAGCACCTGTGATTTTTACATTTCCAGATGCAGACATGTTTATTTTACCAGAGGTTCCAACAACTTTATCTGAAACGATGATTTCAGTATCCACGCCAATAGTTGTTTTGTCGTTGCTTCCCATTATCGTTTCTTGTTTGTTACCATTGGTTGTTACATAGTAATCTTTGTTGATGCTTGAAGTTTCATCACCAGCTATGACTTTCGTCTTATCACCAGAAACACGTTCAAATTCATCGAGGTTGACTTGAGTTGTTTTGTTTCCTAGAATATCGATAGAATCGTTCTTCACAATTTTTGTGTAACGATTTCCGTGTACAGTTAAGTGATAGTCGCCACCGATTTCGTGAACGACATCGCCTTTGTTGTATATCCTAGCGTCACCTTCGATTGTTACATTTACATTTCCCTTGATTAAAACATTTTTGTCGCCAGCAGTTATTTCATATTCGTCACCAACAATCTTTGTTACTTTTGTTCCGTCAGGCTGAACTTCATAAAAAGTTCCTGCTCGGTGATACTCGTGAATGCGCTCGCCAGTTGGTGTATCGTCTACTTCAAATGCGTGACCACTTTTTGTTTGTATAACATGGTTTTGCGGAAATGTAGAAATAGCATCGCCACGTTGTGAAGGCTCGTTCCATGTTGTTAAACTTTCTTTGTCTCCAATATATGTTACACCAGCGACATCATCCGCTGTTGAAAGTTTTGTCCGAACTGCTGTAGGAACGTCTTTGACTTGATTCGTGTATTTTTCTTTTGTAATTTTATCTGCAGTCCAACGATC